TGCACTACCGAACCAGGAAAAATACCCAAGACCATCCAGACTAGGTGCCTGAAATATGATCTCAAACCAGTAGGGGAGGAACTGATTTATGAACTCTTACAATCTGTGGCTGAGGTTGAAGGGTTTGAAACCCCCGACGAAATCATTGCGGCGCTTGCCGAAGATGCAGGCGGTAGCCCACGCCAGGGACTGGTTTGGCTGGAAGCCTGCGCCCATGCGAAAAGCGTCAAAGAAGCCCGTATTATCATACAAAGTGCAACGCAAAGCCGTGAGGCGATTGATCTTGCTAAATGGCTCCTCAGCGGGCGTGGCCAGACATGGGCTGAGGCCGTTAAGTTTGTTAAGGCTCTTGAGAACACCGACGCGGAAAGTACCCGCATAATGCTAATGAACTACTTCAGCAGCGTGTTGCTGAACACTACGGGCGACGACAAGGCACGGCAGGTGCTGGCGCTTATGGAACCCTTCAGAAATTCCTTCAATTCAAGTGACCGCGTAGCCCCGTTGTTGTATAGCATCGCGATGGCCATCAACCTGGATTACCGGCCATGACCGCAGACATTGACGAGTTCAGGAAATACCTGAAAATAGACAAGCAGGCGCTGGATGATGAAGTCATGCAGCAGCCTGCCCTGTTCTTTGAAGTGTCTGAGGCTTACGTCCAGGCGGTGGCTGAACGAGATGCTCTCAAGGAAGAGCTGGCTGTGACTGATGCTGATCTTTACCAAGCAGTCAAAGGCAGTAATGAAAAAAGCACTGATACCTTCATCAAGAGCAAAGTCCAGGCAGCCTCAGATCATCAAAAAGCTTTCACCGAATGGCTTGAGGCCAAGGAGTATGCTGACCGGCTGGGGGCACTGAAAGATGCCTTTTTTCAAAGAAGCGAGATGCTAAAGGCCCTTGGCAGGCTCTATGCCAGCAACTACTTTGAACAAGCGGCCCTGAAACCAACACAGACTACCGACGCAATGGTTTACCAAAGGAGGCGCGAACGGCTGGCACTGAACAGACAAGCTAAGAAGTAAAACCAAAACCCAAAGGTGAAAAATGTCTCCACGAAGCTTCAAGTATCAAGAACGGTCCAAGGATGATTGGCGTGAACGGGCCAACATGAAAGGCGGCCAGTTCGACACCTACATCAAGCCTGCCTATAGGCTGTACAAGGCCAAGGACGGCAAGAATGTCATCCGCATCCTGCCCCCAACCTGGGAAAAGGCCAGGCATTACGGCTATGACATTCACGTCAACTATCAGATTGGCCCAGACAATCAGGCATACCTGTCATTGTCCAAGATGCTGGGTAAGCCGGACCCTATTGCTGAGGCCAGAACCCAGGCTGAGCGTGAGGGCGACGAAGCCCTGGGCAAGGCCCTGCGGCCTACCCACCGCATCCTGATGTGGGTCATTGACCGCTTGGATGAAGAGCAGGGGCCACAATTGTACCCGGCCCCATTCAGCAAGGTGGACAAAGCCTTCATCAACCTGGCGTACGACCAGGATACGGGTGAAATCATTGAAGTCGACAATCCTGAAGAGGGCTGTGATATCCGCTTCTACAAAGAGGGGGCCAACCTGGGGACCGACTACCCGGCCAGCAAAATGCGGCTGCTGGAACCTGGGCCTATCTCCGACGATGAGAAGAAACAGCAGCAATGGCTGGATTACGTTGCTGAGAACCCAATCCCGGACTGCCTGAACTACTACGACTACGATCACATTTCCGGTGTGTTTAATGGCGGGGCACCAAAGCCCAAGGATGAAGACCCTGAGCCTGCGCCCCGTGGCAGGAAGCGGCCTGAGCCGGAACCAGAGCCTGAGAGTGACCCTGAGCCGGAACCGGCACCGCGATCTGCATCACGACGGGCCAGGCCGGGTGATGCTTCGCCTGAGGAGGAAGCTGCGCCCAAAAGTGAAAGCCTCAGGGACCGCATCAGGCGCAGGCACCAAGGCGGTGCTAAGCCAGCTGAGGAAGACTGAGCTACTGCGCAGGGGTGGCATCGACCCGTTACGGGGGGATCGCCGCCCCCTTTCTCAAATACTGAATGATGAAATCCCAGAAAAGCGTTGGTCAGATGAAGCAAAAGCGCGAAAGACCTAAGATAACCAAAACATCGTACTTCGTCGGTGAGAAGCCGGGGATCAATTTCATTTCCAGCGGCTGTACGCTGCTGGATTGTGCCTTGGGCGGGGGTTATGCCATCGGCAGGATTGTCAACATTGTCGGTGACAAATCTACTGCCAAGACAGCACTGGCCGCTGAGGCCATGATCAACTTCCTTCTAAAACACCCTACAGGGGCCGTCCGTTACTGTGAGACAGAAGCAGCATTTGACTCCAGTTATGCCGCTGCCATGGGCTTACAAATAGACAAAGTCGACTTTGGTGACCAAGAAAAGCCAATAACAACAGTCGAAGACTTTGCCCGTGACTTTGATAAGTTCCTTGACGCTCAAATCAAGGAAAAGTTGCCGGGCATTTACGTGCTGGACAGCCTTGATGCTCTCAGCGATGAAGCTGAGATGGAACGTGATGTGGGTGAGGCCAGCTACGGCATGGCCAAGGCAAAGATGCTGAGTGAGTTCTTCCGTAAGACCGCCAGGAGAATTGAGCAGAGTCAGGTGTTGCTAGTGGTAGTCAGTCAAGTGCGTGAGAACATAGGGGTCACATTTGGTGAGAAGTACCGACGTGCAGGTGGGAAGGCGCTTGATTTCTATGCCTCGCAAATTTTCTGGCTGTCGGCTGTCAAACCGCTTAAACGTACAATTGCCAAAATTGAACGGACCTACGGCGTGATGATTTTGGCCAAAGTCAAGAAGAACAAGGTTGGGCTACAGTTCAGGGAAGCGTCGTTTGATTTCATCTTTGGATTCGGCGTTGATGATGTGGGGGCCAGCATTCGCTGGCTCAACGAAGTTGGCCACTTTGAGGCTGAGGTATCAGCCAAGGAATACCTTGCGCAACTTGCCAATATGACGGATGCTGAATACAACAAGGAACGCCAGCTTTTGGCTATGGCAGTCAAGGAAGCTTGGGCCAAGGTGGAGACCAGTTTCTTGCCAACGAGGAGCAAATATGCGTAAGGGCGGGGGAAAGGCCAAGGGAAGCCAATTCGAAAGAGATGTATGCCGTGAACTGTCGCTCTGGGTCAGTCACGGCAAGCAGGAGGATGTTTTTTGGAGAAGTGCTATGAGCGGGGGCAGGTCCACGGTGGCCGCCCGTAAAGGTAAGCGTCTGGCAACGCAGGCTGGTGACATTTCTTCAATTCACGCCATAGGGAACCCCTTCACTGACAGATTTCTCATTGAGTGCAAATACTACGCCGACCTGAATTTCCTGGGGCTGCTGAACGGCAAGGGCAAGCTGCTTGAATTCTGGGGTGAGGCATTGGTGCAGGCCGCCGCTTACAGCAAGCTTCCATTGCTCGTTGCCAAGCAGAACCGCATGCTGACCATGGTTTGCTTGTGCAACATAGGTTCCAGGGAACTGGAATTGGACAAGCGCGCACTGCTGATTGTTCCGCAACGCGGTTTGCGTATAATCCCCCTCCATGAGTTTACCCAATACGCCACGAGGCCAACATGAGCAATGACAGGATTAGTATTGGTCAGTTGATCAGGATAGCCGAAAACACAACCTGGGAAGCCTTTGAAGCCATGCCGGATGGGCGCTTGCTGCTGCAAGACCATGCCCAGACCCTGCTCAAAGGTGAAGAACCAGTGAACCAATTGCTGTGGGTATTTGAGATGCGGGTTGGACTGCACTTCGAACGGCCCGTACAGGCCATCATGTCCTGCGGTCATTTCATCAGGATGCGAAGCGCCAATAACTGGACGGGTTATTCATTGAAAAAGCTGGACCCTGAGCAACCAGATAGTTGCCTGTACCGAACCACGCAACTCACTACCCAGAGGGGTTGGCGGCCTAACTATTCTGATTCACGGGGCCAGCAGTCTGCCCGTGATCTTCAGAACCAACTAATAGGAAAGTCCACCGTTTGGGTTGGCCCAAGTCAGTACCCACCCCCTGGTCTTAGCGGGCAGTTACAAGCAACCACCGATTCATTGGTCCAGGCCGTCGTCAATAGTGCTGACTGGACCGAGCGGTGACGGGCCATGAAATGGTTGGTCTCGGCAGACCTGCATCTATCTGATCGGCCACGGGATGCTTACCGCTTTGCTCTCTTTGACTGGTTGGCAAAACAGCAGGCAAAGCACAGCGTAGATGCCACATTCCTGTTAGGGGATTTGACCGACCGTAAGGACAATCATTCATCAACCCTAGTCAACAGGGTCATAGATGAACTGCTGAAACTGAAACCCCCAGTCTACATCCTGCGGGGCAACCATGACGGCATAGACCCCAGCAACCCCTTTTTCCGCTTCCTGCAGACTATTGAGGGGCTGGATTTTGTGGTTGAGCCTAGGGTGCTGGGGGAGGGGTACGCTGATCAGCCCTGGGTTGCCCTGATACCCCATCAGGCCAACCAAGCCGCCCTTGACCGCGCCTGTGGCATTGTGGGGCATAAAATGCCGGGGGTAATGATGCACCAAACCCTTGACGGGGCTATGGCTGAAACCGGTACCCGTTTGTCGGGCCTGCGGGCCTCACTGATTGAGGATCGCCAACCCCTTACTTGGCTGAGCGGCGACGTACATAAGCCACAGACGCTCAATTGTGGGCTAACCTACGTGGGTGCCCCGTACCATGTGCGATTCGGGGATGACTATGAACCCAGGGTGTTGCTTATCGGCAACACTATGACTGATCTGCACTTCCCCTGCCTCAAGAAATGGGTGCTGAGGGTCAAAGACCCCAACAAATTCCAACTATCACACGATCGGTACCCACTCATGCTAGAGGTACCCGTAATGAAAGGCGACCATGTCAAAATCATCGTTACGCTACCACCTGAGGAGGTTGTG